ATTAAAACAGAAAACACAAGAGTAACTATACCCTAATTATTCCTCTGCGAGTTTTTGAAAATAAGATAAGGCATCATCATCTTCAAGAGAATCATTTGCTTTGGCAGTTGTTGTTGCCACTAATTCTTCTGCTTCACCACGATCATTATCTTCTTCTTCGAAACTTGCAACTTCTGAACGAGCAGTAGTATTACCAAGAACGTAATTAAGTCTAGTTTTTAAATCTTCATAAGATTTAAATTGATCAGCAGCAACAAACTCAGCAAGTGAAAATTGTTTTTTCCAAAGTGCTTCTAGTGCATCGTCATCATCAAGTAATGGTGATTGAGTAGTAAATTCAGAACTGTCATAGTTTCTGTAACCTGCTACGTTCTTTGCTTTCAACTTGAAGTTAGCACCTTGCCAAAAGTCAAATGGATCGATTGCTTCTTCATCTTCAAACTCAGGTTGCATTGCTGCTGTGAGTTTATCAAAGATTTTCTTACCATACTTATATAAGAATACTTTTCCTTCATTCTCAGGATTAGCAGGATCTTTTACGACATAGATGTTGCTAATGTAAGTAAGTTTACGTTTTTGCTTACGAGCAGCATCTTTACCTGCATCTGTTCCGTTGTTCCATAATTGTGAATTATACTCTGATACAGGATCTTTCTGACCAAGAGTTGTCAAAGAGTTCTCAATATACCATCCACCAGTGCCTTGAAAGGCATGGGAATATAATTTAACAAATGGTAGATCTTCACCATCAGGTGGTGGAAGAAAACGTATTACTGCGTATCCATTACCAGATTTATCGACATCTAGTTTCCATAAACGGTCATCACCTGATGTACCGTTGTTGTTCATTTTTTCGACTTCTTTTACTAACTTTGCAGTTAATGAGCCTAACTTTGATTGCTTTTTTAAATTTGCAAAAGACATTTGGATTTCCTCGGATTTTTTAGATTTGGAAGATAATTGGATTATAACATGAAATTATGATTTAGTCAATTTTTTGTTTTTGAAATACTCACTTTCACATTGATAGTAAATTCTTAATTGAAAAAATTTAGGTTTTTCATATTCAGGTGGTTCATCTTGATTAAGTGGATTAGTGTGGATTGTAATTAGATTGTGTTTATGATACATAAAATATTTTGTATAACAAACTATTTATCACCCATTTTATCCTTTAAATTTGAGATTGTTTTTTCCATTTTGTCGAACAATGATTGCATACTAGTTCCTTTTGGAAAACCTAACAATGATACAGAATTTTCTAAATTCTTTTTAGTTTTTTTAGCTTCTGGATCATCAGTTAAACATAGTCTAGCATACATTATTTTTTGTTTTTCTAGCAAGATGAGTAAATTATCAATATGATCTTTTTGATCATCAAAAGACATTTTATCAAATGCAAATGCATTTTCAAAACACTCTAATTGTAATTCATGAATTTTATCAATTTCATCTTTTATTAAATTTGAATCAAAAAATTTAGTCATCGACAATCTCTCTTAAAATTTTTTTATAAGACATCACATTAATATTTAGGAAAGGTAAATATTTTTTTAATTTTAAACTTACGGATTCCCATACAGGATCTTTTAGTTTAATATCAAATTTTTTTCCAAAAGAAAATATTTTTTCGAATATTGCGAAAGTTTCTAAACTCATCTTTCCTCCCAGATATCTTTTGAGAATTAATGGGTGTCCTTTCGAGCAATTGAATATTTCTTCTAATTTTTTTTCTGAGAGCAATTCCTTTGATTGTTCTTTGAACAAGTACGTTAAACTCTGTTGTCGTCTCATCCAATCCATGTAAGTTCTTTCTCCAGAATTTATAATTTCTCCAATCCATAAATTTTTGGGGTTGTCGGTGGTAACGAAATTAGCTAATAAAAAATCAGTAATTTCTTGATCTGAATATTTTCTTGATGTTTTTTCAAACCAATACTTATCCTTTCTTTTATTAAACGAAGTGATAGTTGCTCTAGATTTACCTCCATATTTAATAAAATCATATCTTTTATTAGTAAAATGACTTTTCATGGACAAGTATGTCTGATAAGTCTCAAATGGTGTCACTTTCATTTATAAAGGTAATTTAGCACGAGAGGTCTTTTTCATAAAGTTTAATTGAATCGCATCATATTTCAACCTTTCTTTTAATGGTTTAGAAATTAATTTTGAAACTGATTCTATTTCAATATCATTATCATCACAATATTGACATATAGCTTCTATATAATTAATTTTTTCTTTAGAAACGATGGTTTCAATCTCCATAGAAAATTTTTGAGGTGTTAAAAATTTATCTTCGATTGCTTTTTCTAATTCTTTATTTGACTCCATAGGACTCCAATTTATCGTTGACAAATTTTTTGATGTACTTATCAAGTAATCTAATATACTTGGTTTTATCATACTCTTCATAGACAACACATTCTCCATTTTCACAGGACATAATAATCACTAATTTTTTAACAGATATACCTGTTAATTCATAAAGCATACAACCATATGCCATCGCTTGAACAAAATAATTTTCTATCCAATCTCTAGGTTTTGGTTTTGATGATGTTTTAAAATCTATTATTGATAATTCCCCATCATAATCTGCAATACAATCAACCGTTCCGGCAATACCTAACTGCTTACTATATAGGGAACCTTCCAAAACACGAATATTATCTATTTTATTGAGTTTACTTTTAGATACATCAAAAAGAAACTTAGAAATAGGTGGAACATCAGGAAGTTTTACATCATTTTTTAAATAATGTTCCGTCAAAGTATGCATGTTAGTTCCACGAGTAGTGGCTGCCTTGGTAACACGATCTGCTTCATCATCTCCAACTTTTTTTCTCCAATTAAGAAAAATTTGTTTATTGAAATGACTTGTAATAGATGTGATAGATACTAATTTAATTAATGTATCATCATCTGGAACAGAATAATAACGAACTCCATCTATAGTCTCCCTTGACAATTTAGGAAGATTGATATCAACATGATTAAACATTAATTAAATAGATTGCTTTGCTAAGATATACTCTTTGACGAGACCAGATCGAACTATATCTCCGACCTCAAATTCTATTATATCAAATGATTCCATTTTACGCAAGATGTTCATAAAGTCATGAATTCCGTTTCTTTCATTTGATTTGGTTAAATCACTTTGACTTGCATCCCCACAGAACATAATTTTACTATTTTCACCCACACGAGTAATTATACTATCTAATTCATGAAAGTTTAAATTTTGAAATTCATCAACTATAATTATCGAATTATCTAGTGTGGTTCCCCTTAAAAAGGAAGTGCTCCAGAATTTAATTGTGTCTTGAGACCTTAAATTCCCATATAACATTTCAAAATCAGCATCAGTGGGCATTTGAAACATATATTTCACCATGTGTTTATATGGTATTTGATATATGTCTGCCTTATCTTCATGATCACCTGGTAAAAATCCAATCTCACGAGTTGAAACTAATGATCGCACAAGGTATATTCTTTCATAGGGAGTATTTTCATTTAATACATCATGAATAGCATTATACAAAGTAATAAACGTTTTACCAGTTCCAGCACATCCATATGCGATGATGTTCTTTCCATCCTTATATGATTTAAATAATGTCTTTTGATTCTCGGTTAGAGGTTCAATGTCAATCAAGTAATCCATACTTAAGGGTTTTTTCCTCTTCATCTGCTTGACTGTCAAACCGACCCCTATCGGTTGTTCAGAGGAACTTCTTTTTTTTCTAGGCATTAGAATGAATAGTCTCTATTTTTACGAACATTTGCTCCTGGTTGTTTCGATGCTCTATCTAATACTTCATTCCAACCAGAAGATGCTGCCTCTCCTGACCATTTAAAAATTTCTTGTGATGAAGCAACACCTGCTTGCCAATCTTTATCCCAATCGGGATTGTCTTTTCTCCATTGATCATACTCTTTCATAGTCATAGAAAGTTCTTTTTTCTCCTTTGTCTCTTTATGTATTACTGGATATGTAGGCATAATTTTTTAAGTTTTGTAAAGTTATTTAGTTCCTGAGTGAGAAAGAATTTTTTTCCAAGGATTGATTAAAAGTGAAACCCTCTCTCCTTTAAAAGGTTCGACATAATGATAAGTTTTGGGTGAAAAGATAATTAATCTATTTTCCTTCGGAGTTACTACATCACACTCTAAATGCAATTTTCCTCCCTCTAAATTTTCAATGAACGGATAATAAACCATCGAACATAAAGGATAGTCATAAATTCCATCTTTCTCAAATAGTAATTCATCTTTATCGTAGTGCCACCCCTCTGGTGGTCTGGTATTTTTATGAGTCCAAAACTCATATCCAACACATGAAGATAGATCAAAATAATTAGATGCAATATCAACAAACTTCACACAAAGATCTTTAAAATCATGTTCATATTCAAATGAATACCAATTTATAGAGACCTCTTTTTCTTTGAGAGAAGTTAAAATATTATTCTTGATTGAATCTAAATTTGAGATGACATCATCAATTATAATTACCACTCTAGAGCCTCAGATACAGAGGGAAACTGTTCGGTAAACACCTTTCGGCATGCCTCTGCGATAACCATGTGTTCTTTTTGTGTTCCGTGTGCTGATCTTAA